GTAGCGTTCCCATCGTCCTCGACACGGCAGATAGTGGTGGTAGCAGAGTCTGGTGCCATTGCCATGATGATTGCACCGTTCGGATCGTTGGTAGAACCATCATAATTGACGTTTACATTACCGCCATCGGTCTCAAGTGGGGCATGGTTGTCCCACTTTGCCATCTCTGGAATGGTTGAGAATGAACTTTGCTCCCAACGATCAAAGTAATAAGATGGATTTCCGTCAGTTTGGATAGAAATAGTATCATCCTCACCGATACCAAGGTCATTCTCCTCGATATCTCCACCGTCAACCGAGTGAGTAGTCCAAGAATAGTAAGGATTACGCTCACTTGTAGTCTTCTCTTCGATCTCAACATCCTTGTTATCAAACATAATCGTCAGATCACCAACTGATCGTGAGCCTTCGATGCCCGAGAAGTCTCCTCCACCCGGCATTGTGAGCTTGTCGGCAGCACTGTAAGTCATGCAAGTGTCCATTTCAAGCTCCCACCATGGATTACGGCATTGTTCAGGGTCTCCCTGTGGATCCCAGAAGTGAGCACTAAACTGATCGTGGTCTCCAACCTGACCAGTACCATCTTGAGCCTGGAGATTGCTAACATTGATATTTCTAACCTTGTAGCCAAGTCTTCTGCTGCTGACTTGATTGACCTTATGATCAAGGCAATTCACAGACTACCTTCTCTTAACAGAGGGAAGTCTGCCTTTTATCTTAATAGATCTTGCTTCCAAATGTTGGACATCCAAAAAAGAGATGACGTTGTTAGTGGTGGCGGTCTTAGTTATGACGTTGTTGATGGGAAGCCTGTTATGAGTTTCAGAGGTATTCCTGTTAGAAAAGTTGACGCACTTACTGAGACTGAATCACAAATTTCTTAATCTTTGGCCCTCACTACGGGGGCCTTAAACTTTTGGAGGAACTATGATCATTGATAGCCAATCTCTTTTTTCAGATGCCCAAGCAGTTACTGCTGCTGCTGCGTCTACCAATTACATTGACCTAAAGGTTGCTAATGCCCAACTAGGCAATGGAGAGCCCCTTTACATTCATCTAAACGTGGATGTGGCCCTAACAGATACTGGGTCTGACTCAACTGTTGCAGTTACCATTGAGCAAGATGACAACTCGTCTTTCTCTTCTGCCACTGCTGTCCAGACCCTATTCACTGTTGCCGCCACTGCTGCTGCTGGAACTGTTTATAAAGCTTATATTGCTCCTGGTGTAATCACCGAGAGATATATTAGACTTTATTACACACCAGCAAATGGTAACCTTACGACAGGGAGCTTCACTGCTGCTATTGTCCATACCATTCAAGATGATAGATACTACCCAAATAATTATACAATTTCTTAATCACTGGGGGGCCATGCCCCCCTTCTTATGGAGAATAAAATTATGCGAGTTAAGGCCATTAGAGAGGGTTACTACGAGTACGAGAAACGGAAAGTGAATACCGAGTTTACCATCAAAGGCCCTGAAGCTTTTAGCTTTGTGTGGATGGAACCAGTAAATGAGGAAGACTGGTATGAGGTTAAGGTTTGGGAAAAGAACAACCCTAAGAGAAAAAGGTATAAACCTGCTGGCTTCAAGTATCCAGTGACCTTTGTTGATGAGGAGCTAAATGATGAAGGGGAGGATGAAGAAGTTGCTGCCCCTTTACCTCAAAAGAAAAAACAAGTTCTTAAAAAGGTTGAAGAAGTTAAAGAAGAAAAGAAGAAAGTTGTTTCAAAGAAAAAAGCAGCTACAAAAAAGAAAAAAGTAATTAAGAAGGCAAGCCCTTCTGAACAAGAGGTGATCTAATGGCATCAAGATATAGCACAGACTTTGAAACTGTGGCAGCTTCCCAGGACCAAGCTTTGGGGCCAACAGGAAACACAGGTGACATCCTATTAGGATTAGTCATCACACCAGCAACAACATCTCCTGGGTCAGTTCAGATTGGAGATGGGTCTACAGATACCACCATATTTACAGGTGGAGCAACTTCTGTTGCTGACCTAACTCCTATTGTAATTAACTTTGGGAATGGTATGCGCTCTACTTCTGGAGCGTGGTCAATAATTACTGGGGCCAATGTCTCTGTTGTTGCTTATGGATCTTTTAGTTAGGAGGACCTATGTCCAGTGAAACAGAAATTTCAAATATGGCCATCTCTCACTTGGGAGTTGGTAAAGAGATTGCTGATTTAGATACTGAGACAAGTGCAGAAGCTAAGGCCTGTAGAAGATTTTATGACATTGCAAGAGACACTGTACTTAGAGACTTTCAATGGCCATTTGCTACCAAAATAGCTTCCCTTGGTTTAGTCGAATCGGACCCCAACACTGAATGGGATTACTCCTACAGATACCCTTCTGATTGTATTACTCTTAGAAGAATCCTCAGTGGGGTCCGACAAGATACCCTAGATTCAAAAGTTCCTTATAAGATTGCCCAAGATAGCTCAGGAAGATTAATTTTTTCTGATGAAGAAAATGCTTCTGTTGAATACACTGTAAAGGTCACAGATCCTGCAAAGTATACTCCTGACTTTACATTAGCACTATCTTATCGGTTAGCAGTTTACATTGCTCCAAGGGTAACAAGAGGTGATCCATTCAAGTTAATGGAGAAGGCCATGGGAATGTATATGGACATCATTGGGGATGCAAAAGCAAATGCCTACAATGAAGAACAAGATGATGTGAAACCAGAGAGTGAATTTATTAGAGCGAGGGACTAAATGACCACATTGAAACAACTTTCTTTTGTTGGTGGAGAACTTTCTCCCTCTCTTTATGGCCGTGTTGATCAATCCAAATATCAGACAGGTTGCAGGACTCTCAGAAACTTCATGATTATGAGACATGGTGGAATCACCAACAGACCAGGGACAGAGTTCCTTGCAGAGGTTGCTGACTCCACCGATTCAGTTAGACTCATTCCTTTTGTCTTCAATGCTTACCAAACCTATGTGTTAGAGCTTGGAAATCAGGTGATGAGGGTCTACAGAAATGGGGCCATCACTTATGACTCTACTCTCACAGGGTCAATCACAGGAATTTCAAATGCTAACCCTGCTGTTGTGACAATTGCCTCACATCCATTCTCAAATGGGGATGAATTGATCATGACAGGGATTGTGGGAGACATCGGAGATTATCTTAATGGAAGACAGTTTATTGTTGCAAACGCAGGGGCAAATGACTTTGAACTTACTTACAAAGATGGAACCAATGTTAATTCCACCTCTTTTGGATCTTATTCTTCTGGTGGCACTGCTGACGGGATTTATGAAATAGCAACCCCCTGGTCAGACACTGAATTAAATGATTTAGATTATGTCCAGTCGGGGGACATTATAACTGTCGCTCATCCTGGTTATGCCCCAAGGGAAATTTCAAGAACTGATCATGATGTCTGGTCAATCTCTTCTGTCACGTTCGCACCAGAGATGGCCACACCAACAGGGATCACTAACAGCTCTTCTGGTTCTGGTGGGGATAAGTGGGTTGTCACAGCAGTCAATGATGAAACCTCTGAAGAATCTCTGGCCACTAGTGAAACTGAATCTTCAACAGCAGCAACCAGTGGTTCACCAATAACAGTCTCGTGGGACTACACTAGTGGAGCTTCTTATTATAATGTTTATAAAAATTCTAATGGGGTTTTTGGTTTTATTGGCCTTGCTTATGGGACAAGTGGAACCATTTCTTTCTCAGATGATGGAATCATCCCCGACACAACAGACACTCCTCCTAGTGCTAGGAATCCCTTTAATGCTTCAAATGACTATCCAAGTGCTGTTGCATATATCCAGCAGCGATTAACTTTTGCAAACACCAACAACAACACTGAAACAATCTATATGAGTCGATCGGGTAATTATAAGAATTACACTGTGTCGAGTCCTTTGCAAGATGATGACGCTGTTACATTTACTTTGGCAGGAAGGCAAGTCAATGAGGTCAGGCAACTCCTAGATCTCGGTAACTTTATTGTTTTAACATCCGGTGGAGAGTGGACAATATTAGGTGATGAGGCAGGGGTTATTAAACCATTGAGTATCAATCCCAAGCAAAATAGTTACAATGGATCTGCTCAGCTAAAGCCAATTATTGTTTCTAATTCGGCCCTTTATGTTCAGGCAAGAGGGACCATCATTAGAGACCTTGTTTATGATCTCAATGAAAATGGCTACAAAGGTAATGATCTCACTATTTTTTCTGCTCATCTATTCGACAATTATTCTATTGTTGCTTGGGGATACCAGCAGATACCTCATTCTATTATTTGGGTGGCCAGGAGTGATGGTGCCTTGTTAGGCCTTACCTATATTAGGGAGCACCAGATTTGGGGATGGCACAGACATGATACAGATGGGTTAGTTAAGGATGTGACAGTTATACCTGAGGGAACCAAAGACACAGTTTATCTTGTTGTTGAAAGAACTATTAATGGGAGCACTGTCCGGTATGTTGAAAAGATGGAAGACCGATTTATTGATGATGACAACCTTGAAGAATTGGTGTTGATGGATTCTTCATTGAGTTATGATGGGACAGGATCTTCATCCACAACAATGACTCTTTCAGGTGGGACCAATTGGACCTATGATGAAACTATTACGCTTACTGCTTCTGCTTCTACCTTTGATTCTACTTATGTTGGGAATCAGATTCATTTAAAGATTGATGAGGTTGTTGATCCTATAACTGGGTTTGTCACCACAGAAGCTGACATCATTAGGTTTAATATTGAAGCCTATTCATCTGCCACTGTGGTTACAGGGAAACCACACAAGACAGTTCCATCAGCACTGAGGTCCACTGCTGCTGATTCTTGGGGTTATGCTGTTGATGAGCTTGGAGGCCTATGGCATCTGGAAGGAAAAAAGGTTGCAATCTTTGCAGATAAATTTGTCGTAGCCTCACCAAATAACTCAGCTTACACCACAGTCACAGTCACTAATGGGCAGATTACATTAGCAGAACATTATGTTGTGATCCATGTTGGACTCTCCTACATTTCAGATCTTGAGACATTAGATATTGACAACCCTGCTGGCGAGTCAATTGTTGGTGAAAATAAAACAGTGCGAGAAGTGACCTTCCAGTTTGAGGCATCAAGGGGAGTTTGGACAGGGCCTAACCCTCCTGACTCAGATGCCACTGATGTATTAGATGGCTTGACTGAATTAAAAATCAGAGAGGATGAAAGCTATGAAGATCCTGTCTCTCTTAAAACAGATACTGTGTCTGTCAATATTGATACTGAGTGGAACTCTAATGGAAGGGTCTTTGTGAGACAAGTTGACCCAGTTCCTGTTTCAATTCTCTCTTTATCTCCATCTGGGTTATTCCCATTTGGGCAACAAAGGAGCTAATTATGAGTGGAGCAATGGCCTTTGGTGATGTCACCTCTGGGTATAGTGGGGGTGGTGGTTATGGGTGGATGGTTGCGGGATCTTCCTTAGCAGGCTCTTTTAATGCGCTTTCCTCTGGGATGGCTAACAGATACATGCTTAAGGCCAAGCAGAAACTGGATGATGTTCAGTTTTCTATCAACAGAAGAGTTGTTCAGTTAAAGCAAGAAGATGCTCAAAGAAGGGGCCAAGAAGCTCTTAGACAGAGCAGACTCGCTACAAGACGAACTATTGGAGCTTCTAGGGCAGCACTCGCAGCTCAGGGGATTCAACTTGATACAGGATCAGCTCTTGATATTCAGATGGACATTGCAAGACAAGGTGCCTTGGATGACATCACAATAAAGAATAATACTTTTAAAGAAGCTTGGGGATATAAGATGGCTTCCATCAATGTGGATGCTCAAGCTGCTGCCTCTCACTTATCCACACAATTTCAAGCTCAGTCATCAATCCTTGCTGGGATTGGGTCTGCTGCTGGTTACACAAGCAGAGGCTTTATGAATTACTATGGGAGACGATGATGCCAAGGGTTCCAACAAGAGAACAAAGAGTTCAAGAAAAAGCTATATCAGCTCCTAATGCAAATGTGACCCTTCCTATTGGGGGGATGATTTCTGCTTCTAATAGGGCCGGTGCTGTTGGACAGAGGCTTGCTCAGGATGCTGAAAATTATTTCATACAAGCTCAGTCGAAAGCTGATGACCTCAGGGTTCAGAAAGCAGTCACTGATTTTCATAAACAACAGCACTCTCTCTTAAGGGACTACAAGAAAACTCAGCTTGATCAAGCAATGGACTCTTCACCATATCTTGAGAATTTGAATAAGGTTTATGAAGAAAATAAAGGCCTCCTTGCTAATGAGAGACAGGTTGAAAAGTTCAGAAGACAGACTGTAAATCTCAAAAGATCCTATGAGAATCAGGTTCAACAACATGCTGATAATGAAAGACAAAAGTATGACAACCTTCTTACTAAACAAGCAATTGATTTTGAGATTGAGAGCTTTCTAGATGATCCTTCTGGAAAGACTGCTGATAAAACTATAATGGCGATTGAAGATAAGACTGCCAGATACTTTGCAAGAAACGGCCTTCTCTCAGAAGAAGATTCTCAGGCCATCTTAAAAATCCTTGATGAGGGTGGAGATCCTAGAGACCTACGAGGTAGGGATGCGAAGTCTTGGAACTCTCTCATCAATCATCCTAAATTTAAAGAAGCGAGAAAAGAAAGTGAAAACAGATTGGCATCTGGAATCATTGATAAAGCATTTGCTTCTGGTGATATTGCTGCTGCTGGGGTTGTCTTTAAAAAGAATAAGCAATACCTTACAGCAGCTCAAAAGCGTAAATATGAGAAGGCACTAGAGTCAGGTGGGGTCCTTAATCAAGCCTATGCCATATATGACAAAATGGGTGGAATGAATTATGCCCAACAACAGAAATATCTCAAGAATATAAAAGATGGGAAAGTGAGAAGGCAGGTGGCTGCTTTTGTTTCTCAAGGTGAGAAAGATAGAAGAACAGCAATTAAGAATTTTCAAGATGACCTTTTCCAACAAGCCTATAAATATATTGACTCTAATCGGGGATCAGGAAAAACTCTCCTGGAAATCCTCCCAAAGAACATTTACTCGGCAATGAACGCTGATGATCTTAAGAAATTAAATGAAAGATTAAAGGTGGCAAATGTTGAGGAATCCAAAAGAAAGCTAACAAACTTTGAGCTAAAAATTTCTGATGATGAACTTAAAAACTATAGCTCTGCTGACATACAAAGAATAACTGCTGGAATGACTGAAGATCATAAACAGAAAGTGGTCAAGAAACATAAAGAAGTATCAGAAGGAAAAGTTACAGCAAAGCCGTATAATGAAAAAGACTTATTCACTGCCTTTAGAGAATTTGGTTACACTAAAGCAGTCAGTCAAAGTGAAATGGATGATGATGAATTTGAAACAATCTTCACCAATTTTGTCACGGACTTTAAAGATGAAGTGGATGCTCAAGAGCAGTTACTGGATAGAAAGCTGACAAGAGATGAGCAAAGAAAGTTGGCAAATAAAATGCTGGCAAAGGGTCAGATTGATGACTGGTTTGGAAACACCAGACTTCCTGCTTTTGAAATTCAAAGAAGGATTAGAACTGGAACTTTAGATTATGAAGTCAAAGTTGATTTTGATGAAATCTCACCAACGAGGAAAGAAGAAATCAAAGCAATGATAAAAAGTGCAGGGAAAAGCTATTCCGAATATGAAGTTGAAAAGATCCACAGAATGATGATCATGGGCCAATATAAAAAACTTGATGAATATCTCAAAGGGAGTAAATAGTGGAATATGATCCATTAGCAGGATTAGAGCAGGAACAACAAGAAGAAGTGAATGTTCCAATGCTTCCTGGTGAAGCACCTCCAGAAGAAGTTGAACCAGTAGACAAGATCAATATGCCTGTGCCTGAGGTTAATATCCACAGACAGAAGAAGGGTCTTGCTCCTATTGGACAAGCTTCTGAGATAATGAAAAAAAGAGAATCCATTAAAAAAGCCGAACACTCTTTTTTAAATTCAAAACAGAAAGATCTTCACAAAGCTCTGTGGGCCACACAAATAGGCCGCAAGCATGGGATTAATTCTCAATATATCTATGAAAACTTTGATGACTTCAAAGAACAGTATGAAAAAAAAGATTTTGATCCTGATGTTTTTGTAAATAGTCCCAAATATTCTAAATGGTATCAGAACCCTGCCAATGCTGCTGTAGTTGGTAAGGACTACACCAAGATGAGTTGGTGGGAAAGAAACTTTCAATATGTAAAGAATGGAGATAAACGTGGTGACTACATTATAAAACTTGCTCCTATTGGTTGGGATGCTTTTCTTGGTAAGGCCACAGTAGATCAAAGACGTGATCAAAAGATCATGGAAGAGGAAATGGCAGAGTTTGATGAAGTGGATCAACACTTAGATGCTAATATTATCACTCAGGCACTAGGTGCCATGGCAGAAGCTTGGGACCAGTTTGTAGATGCTGCCCCTGCTGTTGCTGGTGGCGGTGTAGCTGGTGGTGCAACAGGGGCAGTCCTTGGTGGAGCAACCACTGCTGGGGCAGGTGCGCTTCCAGGTGCTGCCACAGGGGCATTAACTGGGATGACTATTGCTGGTGCTGTTTATGCTGGAAAGATGGAGCTGTCTCACTCCTTTCTAGAATATGAAAAAATCAGAGATGAAAACGGGACTCTCCTACCTTTATCAACCATTCGAGGAGCAGCACTTCTAACAGGGATCATCAACGGTGGTCTTGAGATTGTAGGTATTAAACAGATTGCTAAGGCCTTCCCAAAAGTTAATTCATCTTTAAAAGGCCTAACAAGAAGAGGTATTAAAAAGCTTCTTAAAAGAACGGCCTTTAAATCAAAGTTTGGAAAGTTCCTCACGCTCCTTGGATCAACCCTTGGAGAAGTCATTCAAGCTGCTGGTGCCGAGGGTGCAACTGAGTTCATGCAAGAAATAACTCAAGACGTGAGTGGTAAACTTGCCAAACTTACTGTTGATGATGTGCCAGAAGGAACTAATATTCTTGATTATCTTATTACTGCTGAGACCTTAGAGAAGGCCAAGAAAGCTGGGTTGAAAGGTGCGCTTGGTGGTAGTGGGTTGAGTGTAGTTGGTCAGGCCCTATCAACACCCAAGACAATCAAGAGGATGCAGGAGCAAATCAAAGCAGAAGCTGGTAAGGATGCCCTAAGAAAGGTTAATCAAGACATTCAAGAATCAGACCTCAAGAATGTCCCAGATGCTGTGAAGGATGCCATCAGACAAGTCAATGGTGGTGCTGATGGGGTCTTCTTAGATGCTAATGAGTTACAAGAGTTCTTTCAAAAGAATGACCTTGATGCTGATGAAATCATGACCATGATCATGGGAGAGTCTGAGTCCTTTCAGAAAGCTCT